ATAGTCTCGATACATCAGTAAAGGCATCAAGTGCATATTGGGATACAGCGTATTCAGTAATGTCTGCAAATACGGTACTAGCTGCTAATAGCGGGAATTGGAACACGTCATTTTTAACGGTAAGCGTACTAGCTGCTAATAGCGGGAATTGGAACACATCATTTTCAACGGTAAGTGCATCAACTGGAGAAGGTGCTTTAGACTGGGACGGATCCTATACAACAGTATATACAGCCTCTAGCAGGTGGTTATATAATGATACTGATCAAACATTTAACGGAAATGTATTAACAGTTGAAAATACACTTAGCGCTGTTGGTATATTTGTCAACAGCTTAACAGCACTAGCGTCGACATTCTTAGATGTTACATCTGGTGATTTAACACTACCAAGAGGTAAGAATTTATATATCAGAGACGGGATTATTGACGTTGAGGGTAATATTGAAATACATGATGGTAATCTTAAAGTTGAAGAGCATATAGTTCACTTAAATGATGAAAATACTCTTATAAGGTTCGAACCTGATAAGATGACCTTTAGATGTCATGATGTTGTATTCTTTACGATTAATGAACTGAACGACCCGGCAGAGAGAGATTACGTTACAGTTGGAGATGCAGTAACTGCGATTGACTTTAGAGTAAAGAGTGTACAGCCTCCGTATAATGCCCTCTCTATTGACGGTAATACAGGGGTATCTACATTTACACACGACGTGATACTCGGACACACTGACCTTTTGAGTGCCGGGAAGGCGATTATCCCGGCGACTCCATGGTTTGATAATAGTACCGATCCAGATATCGGAACTGTAGTCACCTCACATACATTAGGTACAGCAACCCAAGCATGGTCAGCAATTTATGTTAAGGACTTACAGTTTAGAAATACTGTTAGAAAAGACAGTAGCGTTGCACCTCTGACAGCTACTGGAGACTATATAGTTGTAACAGTAAATGGACTCGAAAGAGCTATTAGATTATGGGATTTTTAATAAATGAGCACAGCAGTTAAACCATTAAGTTCCTTTGTAAGCTCTAACCTAAACCCTAGAGTTAAAACCTACGCGGCATTGGCCGAGAGAGTAGCGATGTCCTTAGGTCATCCACAGATTAATATTGAGACTCACACTAATCAAGTATTTGATAACATATCAATCTCATGTGAAATGTTTAGTAAATTTGCCGGATATACTGAAGAGTTTTTAGTATTTCATACCTCTCTATACACTAAAGGTCTAGGAATTAAAGTTGATGACTTGTTCTCAGAGACACCAGCAATGAAAGCGTTAAAAACAGTTGAGCTTTCCGGTGTTGGAGAAACATCCACCACTGGGTCAGTCTCCGGAGGATATGATTACGACATGGCAGACTATAGGAGAGTGATAGATGTATTCTCATTTGAACAAGGATCTACAACTGGTATCAACACACTCTTTACGTTAGAGCAAACATTAGCTCAACAGACATATTTTAGCTATGCATTAGGTAAGTATGGGTTTGACCTAGTTAGTTGGTATTCAATGAAACAGTGGCTCGATGTTAGAAGTAAGTTACTATCACAAGAGTACTATTACGACTTTGATGATAGGTCTCAATATCTAAGACTCCTACCAGAACCGGCGACCGGAGGGCGTTCGAACTTTTATGGTTGTGTTGGAACATATGTTGAAAAGCCACTGAGAGACTTAGTAAAGGAGCCATGGGTATATCAATATGCACTAGCTCTAACTAAAATAACATTAGGGAGAATCCGAGGGAAATATACCGGGACTAACTTATTCGGTGGTGGAACTGCAAACGCAGCTGATGTATTAGCTGAAGGAAAAGAAGAGAAAGCCACTCTAGAGAGTAAATTATATGAAGGTGCTTCTCTAGGATTTGGTGATGCTCCACCTCCATTATTCTTTGTAGGTTGAACAATGTATGAGTATAAATGTAAGGTTACTAGGGTCATTGACGGTGATACGGTTGATGTATTAGCTGATCTAGGGTTTAATGTATATAAAAAGCTTCGTGTTCGGTTACATGGTATTGACACTCCCGAAACGCGAACCAGAGATAAAGAAGAAAAGAAGAGAGGCCTAGCAGCAAAAGCTAGATTAAAGGAGATTCTGGATCAACATAATAATAAAGCTATTATTAGATCAGTGTGTATAGGTAAGTTTGGTAGAGCTGTATGTGATATATTTGTACAATTAACACCAGAGACTAGATTAAACATTAACCGCACATTAGTTACGGAAGGTCATGCAGCTGACTATGAAGTATGAAGCGAAAAAAAAGATATGAGCCGTATAAGCAAGGCTTGTATAATCCTGTTAATAAAGAAAAATATATAGGTAAATCTCATCCTCGATATTTAAGTAGCTGGGAATTAAAATTTTTCAGATGGTGTGATATCAATACAAACGTTATAAAATGGGGTAGTGAATCTGTTATCATTCCATATACAAGCCCGCTAGACGGTCGTGTTCATCGATATATGGTTGATAATGTTGTGCATATAAAAGAAGGTAATAATCTTAAAAAATATTTAATTGAAATAAAACCATATAAACAAACACAAAAACCAACACCATCAAAACGTAAGAAAAAGAGCACTATCTTATATGAAAACGTAACATATATAAAGAATGTATCAAAATGGAAAGCAGCAAAGAAGTGGTGTGAGCAATACAATCATGAATTTCTTATACTAACAGAGCGGGAATTATTTAGTGAAAAATATAAATAACTAATAAATACTTACAATGGCACATCAACTCTTAGTCGAAAAGGTAGAATCTACGGATTTTAAATATATTATAGAGGAAGAAAGCTCTAAAGGCCCCTCAAAGATGTTTATCGAAGGGCCATATATGGTCGCAGAAGAAACTAATAAAAATAAAAGAAATTATAATCTACCTATGATGCAAGGAGAGGTTACTCGATATATTGCAGAGATGGTTGATACAAACCGCGCTATGGGAGAATTAAATCACCCGACTAGTGCTGAAGTGGATCTTAAGAATGCATGTCATTTGGTTACTAACTTAACTAATGAAGGGAATGTCTTTATTGGTAAATCTAAAGTCTTATCAACCCCTAGCGGATTAATAGTACAGTCACTTATACGAGACGGTGTAAGTGTTGGGATGTCTAGTCGAGCATTAGGTCAATTAGAGGAATCTGAAACGGAACCTGGTGTTAATAACGTTAAGGATATGAGACTAGTAGCAATCGATTGTGTTGCTGATCCTAGCTACCCTAAAGCGTTTGTTAATGGTATATTAGAGAGTAAACAATTTGTTTTAGCCAGTAATGGAGAATTTTCAGAATTATATAGCGACTTGGAAAGAGGTATTAGTTCGCTACCTAAACGAGATGTTGACAACTATCTTCGAGAGCAAATCACACAATTTTTAACAGGGTTAAGGACAATTTAAACAATGAGCGATACAACACAATCCACCGAAAAACATAAGATTGCAAATTTTATTAAGAGCGTAAATGAAAAAAACTATGCGCGCGCTAATAAATATTTACAGAAAACAATACATCAGAAATTAGCAACTAAAATTTCTCAAAGTAACCCACAATCAATTTTCCAAAAACAATGAATATTACAGACGAACTAAAGAAAGTCGGGGACGGTATCTTAACAGAAGAGTCCTTACAGACGATCGAAGCCGTATTTAATGAATCCGTTGAATCTAACATAACCGAAAAGGTTAACCTTCACGTTGAAAAGGCTCTGATAGAGCAAGATGAAGATTATGCTAGTAAGCTTGAAACACTCTTAGAAAAGATAGACGCAGATCATACTGAAAAGATGCAACGCGTTGTAGAGGCCGTTGACAGAAATAATGCCCAAAAGTTAGCAAATGTTGTTAAAAAATATAATAAGGTTGTTAATGAAGAGGCTAGTGGATTTAAGGAAACTCTTGTTGAAAGTATTGATAAGTATTTAGATTTATATGTTGAGGAATTAATACCACAGCAAGATGTAAACCAGGCTGTTCAAAATAAACATGCAGAGTCAGTTCTTGGAGAGCTAAGAAACATGTTAGCAGTTAATGAAGCCGTTGCAAATGAATCTATTAGAGATGCAGTTGTTGATGGTAAGAAGCAAATTGATGAATCTAAAAAGGTATTAGAGTCTGTTTCTGAAGAAAAGAAAGTATTAGAGGAAAAATTAGCGGCAACGCAAAGAGCTCTATTACTTGAAAAGAGGACAGCAGATCTACCTGAAGCTAAAAGAAACTATCTGATGAAGGTATTAGGTGACAAGGACGTTAAGTTCATCACTGAAAACTTCGACTATACTCTTCAGATGTTTGATAAGACCGAAGAGGAAAGGCTTGACGAATATAAAAGGCAAGCTACTGAAGATAAGACGATAATTGATCGTCCGGCTCCACCCTCGGTACTTACTGAATCTGCAGGATCAGCTCAAGTAGCTAAAGATCCTCTCCAGAATACTTATATGAGTGAATTAACCAAATGGTAATTTTTACTTTTCACCCCATAAATGTTGAGGTCTATAATGACCTGATTAAGATTAATAGTCGTATAAAAAAACTAAGGAAACTAACATGAGTTCTATTAAACCCGCACAATCTTATATTAATGAAGACCGCGCAAAGGTTCTTATGGAGAAGTGGTCCCCCGTTATTGATTACACGTCAGATAATGTCGCACCAATCGAAAACGATCACACTCGCTTAAATACAGCCATCCTTCTTGAAAATCAAGAAGCCTGGTGTTTAAACGAAGCTTCTAACACCGGAGGCGCCGGAGGCGTCCTCGGATCAGGAGCTGCTGGTACTACCGGTGGACAAGTTGGAAATTCAGACGGTTATGCCGCTGGTGACCAACGCTTACCTAAGATCCTCATCCCAATGATTCGTCGTACGTTCCCCGAGTTGATCACTAACGAAATCGTTGGTGTTCAGCCGATGTCTGGTCCTGTTGGACTGGCATTTGCCTTGAGGTACAAGTATGAGCCATCATCTCTCGGAGCCGGTGTCGATTCTCCAACCTCTACCAGTGATAAAACTGGTAAAGGCTTTGGAAATATGGACGCCGCAACCGCTGATGACGAAGTTGGCTACCAGCATCTCGATACGAGATTCACTGGTGCTAGCTCGGCAGACATGGGCGAATTGAAAAGTGTTCTCGGACTTCCTCATGAAGATCGCGGTGTAGCCGCTCTTCTTAAGGATTACGAAATCACTGGTGATATCCCTCAAATGACAGTATCTTTCGAGAAAACAGCCGTTGAAGCTGGTACTCGTAGACTTGCTGCTCGTTGGAGTGTTGAACTTGAACAGGACCTTAAGAACATGAATGGTATTGATATCGATACTGAATTAACAAACGCTATGTCGTATGAAATTCAGGCCGAAATCGACCGTGAAATGCTCATGAGGATGGTTCAAACAGCACTAGGCGCTGGATCTGGCAAAGGTTATACCACATGGACCGCAGCTTCGGCTGATGGTCGCTGGATGGCTGAACGCAACAGAGATCTTTATGCAAAGATCATTGTTGAAGCCAACCGGATTGCTATTCGTAATCGTCGTGGTGCTGCTAACTTCGTTGTTGCTACTCCTGGTGTTTGCGCTGTTTTAGAAATGCTCCCTGAATTTCAGTGGATGCAGGTCCAAGGCAATGTCAATACACAACCTACAGGTGTAGCTCGCGTTGGTAATCTCGGTGGACGTTTTAACGTTTATCGTGATACCCGCACTGAAGCACAAAACAGCACTGATTACAGTGACGCCGGTGGATATAATCCTACCCGCACAACGCGTGTAGAATATGCACTACTCGGTTACAAAGGTCCTGAGTTCTATGATACTGGTATAATCTATTGTCCGTACATCCCCGTGATGGTACAGCGCACAATAGGTCCTAATGATTTTGCCCCAAGAGTTGGTCTTTTGACCCGCTATGGTGTTGTTGACAACATTTTTGGTGCAGATCTTTACTACCACGTAGTTATCGTATCGAGTCTCAGTTATGCCAATGCAGGCGATGTAATAAGTCCGTTCTACGCTTAATCACATTTATAGTGGTTACATTTTAAAAGGTCCCTAGTAATAGGGGCCTTTTTTTGTGTTTAAATAAATAATTACACAATGGCTTCAAAAGACTTAATTTTACTCGAGCAAGTATACAATGAAATGAATGATACAGGTACAGTATCACATATTAATCAAAGTGTATCAACAATGGACACCCGGATTGACAATCTTAGCGATGAAATCGAAAATGCGGATCTCACAAACCCGGAGACAATAAAAATTCTCCAGTTACAATTATCTGAAATAACAAACGAATTTGGAGAGTTATATAATTGGGCTGTTGGTGAACAGGGTGGAGGAGGAGAAGGTCAAGAAGCTATGATTAGACAATTGACCCATATATGGCATAACAAGCTAGGAGAGATTAAGAAGCGTATTTTAGATGGAGCATATCGAGAAAACGTAAATGCTAACATGCTACTAGTTACAATTCATGAAGCCATGAATTATATGAGCGCCAACTTAAAGCTACTGCTTTAAGGTTTTACAATGTAATATACTAGGGTCGATTAGATCGCGTGGTAATATATCAGCACTTGATGCTCTTGTAGGGTTAATATCAATACCACCTCTTCTAGTATATAAACAAGTAACCATCAGCTTCGATGGCATGTATACATCAGATAACCTCTTATATATAGTTTCACATATCTCTTCGTGAAAATGACATTCATCTCTAAATGATATAATATACTTAAGGAGACTAGTGGTATTTATACTATGATGGGAGTTCATATAAATATAAACGTCCCCCCAGTCCGGTTGCGCCGTAACCCGACAGTTACTCTTAAGCAGGGAACTATGATACCACTGACTAACCCCGAAGGAACCATTACAATCTGTCGGTATATTAACTGATTCAATTTCAAGTAAGTTTGGTGACTCAGAGTATACATCAATTAATATATCCTCTACGCAATCAACATTCTCTAAGGTTAAGTAATCTGCATGATTGAAGATCGGTCTAGTTCGAGAAAAATCCAACGTATTATGAAAGTGTGCATTAACATTTGTCTCAAGTAATTTACAAAGATCTCTTTCAATAGCACCAGATACATGATTTGATACAAATTCATACCCATGCCCGGGTGTCTTATACATATTAAATGAGTTAAGGTATAATTTTAACGACTTTGACTCAACAATATATTTACTATCACATGGGTATATAATCTTAACCACTCCAGTAATCGGAAGACCATTTTCATTAAGTGTTGACACCTCATAACAATTCCATGTATCATATCCAACAAATGGTAAATTGTCGTCTTTAATATCGATCGTGTCTCTATTATTTTGTCGCGGTTCTCTAACTAGTATACTAGGATCATATTGATCAGGGTAATTTACGGTCTTACCTAATACTTTGCTTATGTTTTTATTATCTGGCTTTTTTTTGTTGCTCATTTTTAATACTATCTAATACTGTTTTCATTCTCTGGTCAACTGTTCCAGATAATGATATTATCTTAGTATCTAATCTTTTAGAATCTAAAGCAATATAATTATCAAAAATATCAATAATTTCATTCCTAAAACTAACATCTACGGATCTTTCTCCGTCATCAACCAATGGTATACTTGGGTCTGTATAAAATATAATATCATATTTATCAATTAACATATTACACACCCCCCTAGCATATTCTAGTGTCAACTTCTTAACTTGACCATGGTTGTATAAATACTGAGTATATACCATTCCATCTAAACTACATCTATCTAAAACATGACCACAAGCACTACCACTCTTAATATCTGTATCATAATTTAGCACATTAACAATATGCGCTTCTAATATATAATTTTGTGTCCTATCTGTACCTAGCTCATTTATATCGACATTATGTCTTCGCTTAACTAAGCGTGTAACTTCAGGTATAAACTGCCAATCACCTATCAGCTTATCCTTACAAGCATCAAGTAATGTACTCTTACCGCTACTTTGCGCTCCTGTAAAACTAATTAACATTTACTAAGTTCAGCCAATTCTAATCGAGGTTGTAAGAAATCAACCCACATATCTGTTGCAATACTATGCAGATAGTATGTTAAATCATCCGGGGTCTCAAATGTATTTTGACATGACCTTGTCATATAAACATCCCCGGAATCTACCTCAGCCTCCGCTTTATGTATAATACACCCGACCGTCTTATGATTTTTCTTAAATGCCTTAATTTGTGGATCAGCACCCTTCAGAGACGGGTACTTTGTTATTAATCCTGGATGGAGATTATATACTTGATATTCGTTACATATACTCTTTGGTAATATCCGCATATAACCATGAAGAGTAACTATACATCCAGGTCTGTTGAAATATTCTCTATATACATTAACTGATGGCTTATTAGGGATAAACTTAATATCAGCAGGTGAATTTAATAGATCTGAACTAATACCTTTACGTGATCGTTTGTTACATAAAACAACATCCGGGTATCGATTAATGGCCTGTGAGACTTTATAAATCTCAGATCCAGTATGGCTAAATAGCGCAATCCATTGTTTGAACATTTTCATCTTACTTATACACTTATTACTTACCTAGTATCCGATTGACCTTTTGTTCCCACTCTATAAAGTCCTTATCATCTGCGTTCCAAGCATGCTTAATTTGAGTTGACCCGGGCTCAACTCTAACAATATCATCCTCCGCGGCATCATATGTACTGATTTCAAGTACCGTAGAATCGTAAACACCTGTAAATCGATGTATTACAAGTCGAGGTATATCAATACAATCCCCCTCCCGGAGTAACACATCTTGATCACGTAAATCAAAGCTCAACTCAACCTTAATCGTACCACTTAAAACATAAAATGTTTCGTTCTTCTCTATATGGTAATGATAGCTGCTTTTCTGATCTTCTAGTATAGTTAATACTCTACCACAATATCCATCTCCATTATGAATCTCGAGCTCTGACCCCCAACCGGTTGGTGTGTTTTTTGTGCGCTTCTTTTGCGCTAATTGTACATTCTTCATACTTCTCGTCTTAATATTTTCTTAAACATTTTAACATTATATCCTAATAATTCAAGCTGTGTATCATCTAGTTCTGTATCAATTAGATCAGCTAATAGCGTTGATGGCTTTTCAGATAATCCAAACTCTTCATTATACTGTAACCCTTTAATAGCTGCTACAACAGGATTAGATGTATCACAACTCTTAATATTATAGATGTTTTTATCTACATAATATCTAAATTCTCTAGCTAATCCACATCCTAATAAATGATGAGGTTTATTCCAATTCCATATACCTTCATCAATTAGCTGCTGTATAAATCTCTGTCTTCCGGAAGCCATCCTAGCTAACCTATGATCACCAAATCCTGTAGTTTGATAATATGAATAATCGAAACTTATAGCAATATAATCAGCATGACCGGACATCCATCTATAACACTCGACAAGCTCTGTCCAAGTTTGACCCTGTACGACTCCTATTTGTTTTGGTCCTTTGTGAAGGGTGTTACTATTAAATTCTATCCAAGCATCTATTGTACCTCGTGCTGATTCTAACACATCCGGGACAATATAATAATTAGGATCTAACTTATAAATCCAGTGCTTATACTCTTCAGGATCGAATGAGTGACCTAATTCAAAAATACTATTATCAAGTAATACGGGTATATTGGTTGTCTTTCTAACCTTCTCAAAGAACTTATAATACTCTGGCCTCTCGTCAAATAGATGTACTAATGCATATGCATAGTCATTATATGATAACGAAAGTTCTAGGCAGCTAATAGGGCTCTCATGCGATACTTCGATTTTCATTATAGCATAATTATAACGTCTAGTTAAATATATATCAAGCATTGATTTCATTATATTATAATGTAAAATAACAATATACGATCTATGTCAGAAGAGTCTTCAATAGGATTTACATCAAAAGCTCAGCAAGCATTAGCATTAGCTAAGAAAAATGCTCAAAAGATTAAACAAACCTTTGTTACATCTGAGCATATACTTCTAGGTATTTTAGATTTAAAGACTTCCGCCGGTGTAGAAATAATGAAACGGTCCGGAATCAACTTAGTGGATTTTAAAAAATTCATTAGGACCAATCTTCAGAAGATAACGAATGCTACTAGACCGGCACTATCAGAGATAACATTTTCTCCTAGGGCACAGCGAGTGATAGCGATTGGTGGGGTCCATGCTAGAAAGCTTAGTCAAAATATTGTAGGAGTTGAGCATCTACTACTAGGTATATTATCTGAAGACTCAGGGTTAGGTCATAATATATTTCAATTAGCTGGTATTGATACGGATAAGTTATCATTTGAAATTTTAAAACACTTAGATCCTGACGCTCCGCGGACAAAGACACTCCCCCGCGAAAAGAATAACTTACCTCCGTTAGATGTACCGGAGCATGTGGGAGGCCTAGCATCAAAGAAATCAAATCTACCGTCGTTAGAGGAGTTCGCAATCAATCTAACACAACTAGCCAAGACAGGAAACCTCCCTCCGGTCGTTGATAGAGAAGAAGAAATTAATAGAGCCTTACAAATTCTACTTAGAAAACAAAAAAATAACCCTATGCTTATTGGTGATGCTGGTGTTGGTAAAACTGCAATTGTTGAAGGCTTAGCTCAACGAATAGCATCTGGATCGGTACCTGATAGTATTTTTGATAAAGAAATATATATGCTAGACATGGCTCAAGTAGTAGCTGGAACAGTATATAGGGGTCAATTTGAAGAAAGACTTAAAAATATTATTAATGAATCTATTTTAGCTGGTAATGTTATCTTATTCATTGATGAAATACATACCATAGTTGGTGCCGGTGGCGCCTCTAGTGCTCTTGATGCTGGTAATATATTAAAACCGGCATTATCTCGTGGTGAAATTACATGTATAGGTGCAACTACAATTGATGAGCATAGAAAGTATATTGAAAGCGATAAGGCGTTAGATCGTAGATTTCAAACTATTACAATTAACGCTTCAAGTAAAGAGCAAACAATTAATATCTTAAAAGAAATTAAGGGTATATATGAGCAACATCATAAGGTTAAATATAATAATAATATTATAAAATTAATTGTAAATTGTTGTGATAGATATATACCTAATAAGAATTTCCCGGATAAGGCTATTGACGTGTTAGATGAGATTGGTGCAAAATTGCGACTCAAGTCTTTTATATCGTATATATTTGATACCGGGATTGAAGATGAATTAACTGATATTCAGAGACAAAAAATAAAAGAAATTGAAAATCAAGACTTTGAAAAAGCCGCCAAATTTAGAAAGGCAGAAGAACACTTAACTAAAGAGTATGATAAGCTACTTCAAAAATGGGAGCTGCTGCAAGATAAAATAGTTCGAGTACAAGAAAATGATGTATACACACACATATCGAAAATCACCGGCATACCTACTAACAAGTTAAACGCGGATGATGTACAGTTACTCAAATCATTACAGTCCACTCTACAGCGAACAATTATAGGTCAGGAGCTCGCATGCTCAAAGGCATCCATATGTATCAAGCGATCTAAGACAGGAATTAATGACCCCGCGAAACCTATATGCTCTTTTATGTTTTTAGGTCCATCTGGAGTAGGTAAGACGTTTACGGCTAAGACCTTGAGCCAGTTAATATTTAACAGTGACGATAACTTTATACAGATAGACATGTCCGAGTACATGGAACCTCATAGCATTAGTAAATTAATAGGCTCTCCACCGGGCTACGTTGGGTTTGGTGAAGAGAGTAAATTAACAGATCTAGTTAAGAGAAAACCCTATAGTGTTGTACTTTTTGACGAGATTGAGAAAGCTCATCCAGATGTACTACAAATATTTTTACAATTACTAGAAGAAGGTATAGTTACAGATAGTAAAGGTCACGAAATAAACTTTAAGAATACTATAGTCATAATGACATCTAATATCGGTGCACAGCATATAACTAAAGACAGTACTGTTGGATTTGGTATACAAGAGAATAATACAGAGCAAAAAATACTTAAAGAGCTTAAAAATACACTTAGACCAGAATTTATAAATAGACTAGATGAAATTATTATATTTAATGGGCTCAAAGATGAGCATTTTGAACAAATTACCAAGAACCTAATAAGTGACGTAAAGAAGAGATTATATCAAAATAAAATTACTATTAAATTTAATAATAACATATATGAATTTATAGCTAATAAATGTATTAGTGAGGATAGTAAGTATGGAGCGCGACCTATAAAGCGGTTAATAACTACACATATTGAAAATAAATTAGCGGATTTTATTATTGATCATAATATTATCGATAAGAGAGTTAAGATAAGTTGTGAGTGTATTGATGGTGAACCTACATTTGAAGTCATGGAATAATATATGTATAAAAATAATAATGGGCTGATAGAGTGGCACTTGGATGGCTCATTTAGTCCTAAGTTTTATGAATTATGTAACCAATTTAATATTGATTATAATAGTGTTAGATTTTATTCACAACAGGATGAAGATAAGTACATTATTCAGTATCTATTAAAAGAAAAAATTAATGACGGTATATTTCTGGAAATAGGTGCATGTGACGGTATATTATACAGTAATACAAAAACATTAGAAGATTATTTTGGATTTACAGGAATCTTGATTGAGCCACAGCCCATATATTTTTCTAGATTAATTAATAATCGTAAGAATTGTAAATGCTATAACTACGCTGTCTCTAATTTAAATGAAGAATCTATAAATTTTATTGGTGATAATGCAGAGTCTGGGATAACTAACAACACAAATACAGACCTGTCAAAATATCCAGACTGGGTTCCCTATAAAGTAAAAAATCTAAAAATGAAAGATATAATTAACATGTCGGGAGTTAATTATATAGATTTTATGATAATTGATGTGGAGGGCTCCGAGTTTGAATTATTACAGTCAATTGACTTTAATTTCCCTATTTTTTGTATTATCATAGAGGCTCATAGTACAGAGCAAGAAAAAAATAAAATTTTTGGAAATTATTTAAAAGCTAACGGATTTACTTATAAAGAAAGACAGAGAGGTAATGAAGTATGGTTAAATATGGATTATTTTAGAAAAGACCTATTTAATATATAAAATAAACATATTGATGGTGAACCTGCATTTGAAGTCATAGAATAATATATAATATCTTCCTAAATATTTAAAATGATAGGAGGAGTAGCAGGTTCAGCAGTAATTGGTGCTGGTCTTAAAGTGGCCGGATATTTTGTAACGTCATGGATAGAGAGTAAGCGGCAAAAAGATTTAGCTAGTCTAAATGCAGACACTGACAAGATTATAGCTGTCCAGGGTGGTGAAGATACCGCCGATGGATGGACAAAGTATACACGAAGAATGTTAGCTCTTATGATAACTACAACTGCATGTTTAAGCATGCTTTGGTTTTCATTACACCCTACACTCGAAATAACAATGCTAGTACCTCAAAGTGAAGGCTTTTTTGAATTTTTATTTGGTAGTAGTAATGTAAAGCCAATTACTATGACCGGTGGAATGATAGTTTATAAATTTACAGAGTTATTTGCTCTGGTTGCCGGGTTTTACTTTACTAAGGTCGGTCGTTAAATCGCACCCCTATTATTAGCACTATCTTGATCTAGACTCCATTCAGGGACGTACCGATCGAATAACCGTTCCTGCTCTTTTTTAGACATATCATCTATCCAGTCTAATATACGGTCTTGCTCCCATGGAGGAATTGTAGACTTAAGGTTATACATATTCAACGGCCTCTTTAGCTTATACGACCGTATTGGTTCTGATTCCTTCTCAGACTCTATCCTAGGTGGGTTCTTACTGATTGAATCAGTTGTACTACATGACGTTAATAAATAACAACATGCAACCCACCACTTCCTCACTTTATTTTTTTTCGACGTGCGCGTCAAATACCTCGATTAATTTGCTTATTACGATAGTTTGATCAGATAGATCGATCGCAATTTCAACAGGTAAATCCTGTTCCTCGTCACTTACAGGAGAATCATCAGAGTATTCATAATCACCATATATATCACCCTCTGACTCGTCACTAAAATCAAATACTATCTCCTCCTCCTTCTTAATTGATTGTTGTATCTTACCAGTATCACGGTTATATATATCAACAAATATTAAATTTAATAATTGCTTAGTATGTAGATCCTTCTTACTTCTAGATACAAAATCTATAATATCGGACTTTGTAAACTGACCCTTAAGCGTGTCTAATGGCTTAGCAATGTTACCGTATATTAGAATAGGGACATACTTATTTGCGACCTTTGCACAGTCTCTAATAACATAATATGCACTCTTTTTTAAGATCTTAACACCGGTATCCGGCTTCTTCATTGCAATACTACTAGGCTGTAAGAGCTTAGATTCGTGAAGATCACTTAACGATAAAATCTTATTCTCGAAATTCATATAAGTATTTATACATTTCAACTGACCTCACTACTAGCCTCATGTCTGGGTATTAAAAAATATTGTTAGGTAACACTAACAATAATACCATTTTGTACTGTTACGGTATCATCATCACCATTAGTAAACGTCCCTGTAAATGTATATTCATGACCGACATCTGTCCCACTCACCGCCGGCACTTGGAACAATACACTATCACTAGCGCCTGCTGTTCCTTGCGCGATATATAATTGACCGGTGTCATGACAGAATAATAACTCTCCAATGACTGTGGTTCGTTTAACATCAGAAAGGTTGGTAGTTTCCCCATTGCGAAGTTGTATTGTAAAATCTTTATTGTGTAATTTAATCATAATATGCTGCCGAGAGTAGATGGTTTATCTAAGTCGTAAAATGTATCAGGTACAGAAGTACCTAGGCTGATGGCAGTGCTTCCTGGTCTCAAGGCGAAATCTTCATCACCAACGGTTGTGGATATAAATAATGGATCTACATCGGATCCATTATTATAGGTGATAGACCCCTGACAGTCAGTGTAGGTTGTTATGCAATATCCAGCTGTTTCAAAGTTTCCATCGTGACGTGGGTCTCCCCATCCAGCTACATGTCTACCATTTTCAAATTTATAAAATAAGCAGTTTATAAATTCACTATTATACCATGGTAAATCCCCATGCTCATTTGCAGCATGTGCAGCATTGGTTCCAATATGGTCATCCGGATCGGCGCCTAGGTCTACTAGTGTGCTTGTGGTATTATTAAAACGTGTACCGGCGGCCATTGACATGCCGTTTCGCTTTACTCCATCACCGCCGGTGACTCCATATCCTGACGCCATAAATGCATGATTATGAGGACTGCTATTATATAGAATGCAATTTATTAGTTTGACATCATTGACCGGCCAGTTCGATGATGTTCCGCCTAAATATGTTGTATAATTACCAGACTCTGTAGAGTTCACCGCGATGAAATTTGAACCAGAGTTCCTCGTCATTCCAGGGTTGCATGCATAGAACAGTGTTGGTCCTCCTAGTGGTGATGCACCTTCACCCTTAGAAGGATAAGAAGCTCCGTATGCAAATCTAGGGTTCATTTCGATTGTACAATTAGCAAATCTTAAATATGAACCGAAACAGTTAAAAAAGCCAATTGCATAGTTACTTGTCATGCCGATATGTAATTCCTTAAATGTACAATTTTTGAATATACCTCTGCAGTTATACTTATCTACCTGTATAGTGTATCTGGAATGTCCATGCCAACCAGGACCGATAAACCCACCAAAGCCAAACATAGAAACAACAGTTCTCGTTTTGATTATATCAAAATCGCAATTATTAAATGACCATTCATCTTCTCCCACAGTAGCAAAAAGTGGAGAATAAGCGTTTTCTGTACAATCAAAATCTACAAATTTAATACCATCAACATTAACTGTCATTGGATACTCAGGACCAAATGCCCCCGCAGTGGCAACGTCATCATTAAATTTATACCACCAACCATATGTAGACTGC